CGGCACCCTCCAGGACGTGAGCATTGACTTCAGTCTCACGAAGAAGGAGCTCCGCGGTCAGAACATCTTCCCGGAGAAGATCGGCCGCGCCGAGGCGAAGATCACGGGCAAGGCGAAGATGGGGCGGATCAACCCGATCCTCTTCCAGAAGCTCTTCTTCGACTTCGGAACGATGGCCACGGGGCGCGAGCTCCTGGCCGCGGGCGAGGCGGCGTCGGTGCCGGCCTCCTCGGGTCCGTACACGATCGTCGTCGCCAACGGCGCGAACTTCAAGACCGACCTCGGCGTGAAGGACGCGAACACCGGCGCGGTCTTCGAGAAGGTCGCGGCCGGCTCGGAGGCGACGGGCGCCTACAGCGTGGATCCCACGACCGGCACCTACACCTTCGACGCGACCGATGCGCAGCGAGCGGTGCTCATCTCCTACACATACAGCGACACCTCCGGGCACACGCTGTCGGTCGGGAACACGCTCGCCGGCGTCGCGCCGACCTTCCAGATCATCGTCTGGAACGAGGACGACGAGGGCAAGCACGGGATCCGTCTGTACGCATGCTCGAGCGACAAGCTCGCGTTCGCGACGAAGATGGGCGACTTCAACATTCCCGAGCTCGATTTCGCCGCGCAGGCGGATCCGGCCGGGAAGGTCTTCGACGAATGGTTCGAGTGAGGACTTAATCCATGATCAAGGGCGTTTCAATTTCGCTTAACGGCCGGGACTACATAGTCCCGGCCCTCAATATGGAGCAGCTGGAAGAGTGCGAGGCGGACCTCGAGCTCATCTCCCAGCGCGCCGACGAGAGCGGGGGCTTCCGTGCCCTGAAGGAGCGGCGCGCCGCCATGCTGCGCGTGATCCACGTGGCGGTCCGCCGCAACTACCCGGACGTGTCCCTCGAGGACGTCAAGAAGTGGGTGGACCTCAACAACCTCAATGACGTCTTCGACGCGGTGATGGGGGTCTCCGGCCTGCGCAAGGTCGAGCCCGAGGAGGGTTCGCCGTCGGGGGAAGCTGGGAGCGCGTCGACTGGGACGCGCTCTACGCAGCCCTCATCGCCGACACCGGATGGACCTGGGAGTATATCGCCCAGTGCATGACGTTGCCGCGGCTGGCGGCGCTCAACCGGGAGTGGCGCAGGTGCCCTCCCGCTCGGGCGCTGCTGGCCGCGTACGTCGGCTACAAGCCGCCGCCGAAGCCGCGGCGCATGAAGCGCAGCGAGCTGAAGGGGTTGCTGGGGCGGATGAAACGAGGGGCGTGATGCCGGCGTTATTGCTTGCAGCTCGAGCGCACGTCCGCGGAGATCTCGGCCGGGGTCTTCCCGACCTTGAGGTCGGCCGCGACGGCGGCGCCGATGTGGGCGAGCAGCTTGTCGCCGAGGGCCGGGTAGCTGTCCTTCGCGACCAGGTCGCCGGTGACGGCGACGACGCCTCCCGGGTTGTTCGCGCTCTCCGCGGCGATGTAGTGGGCGGCCTGCGCGCTCTGCGAGCAGATGGACTGCGACGTTTCCGGATCCGCGGCGTTATTCGGCGCCGTGGCGATCTCGATGCCGACCACCGCGACGACCACGACGATGCCTCCGATGATGATCGCGGCGGCGCGGCTGCTGCGCTTCGGCTTGGGAGCCTCTCGCTTCGCCGCGTTCGGTGCTGCGCCGCAGCCAGGACAGCTCACCGCCTGATCGGAGATCTCGCGGCCGCATTCGGTGCACGTGACCAGGGCCATTGCCTGAACCCTCCCGTTGGTGTTTCCGGAGTATAGCCAATGGCCACGGAAATGGAGCTGGCACTCAAGATCAAGGCGAGCGTCGACCAGGCGGCCGCGGCGCTCCGCACGGTCTCGGACCAGCTCAAGGGGATCGGCGCCGCCGGCGCCAGCGCTGACTCGGGGACGACGTCGGCGTCCGCGGGCCTGGACTCCGTCACGGCGAGCGCCAACGCGGCCGCGGCGGCCGTCGATCGCGCGAACGCCTCGATGGCAGTGTCCGGCGGCGCCGGCGCGGCCGCGGCGAGCACCGGAGCCGAGGCTTCCAGTAGCGCCGCGCCCTCGGCACCGTCGGCCGTCGGATACGCGGGCGCCGGCGCCGCCCTCGAGGAAGCGAACAAAGGCGTGGAGGAGTCGGCGCAGAAAGCCGCCGGCGCCATCGATTCGATCGCGCTCTCGTCGCGTGGCGCGGCCGCGATGGAGGCCGAGGCGTCCGGCGAGGCCGCGGCGCTCCGGGCGAGCTGGGACCGGATCGTCGAGTCCTCCACGGCCGCGACTGCGGCGGCCGCCGGGGACACCGTCGCGCTCCAGGCGTTGAGGGACGAGCAGAACGGCGTCCGGGACTCGCTCTCCGGTTTCATTGTCGAGCAGCGCGCGGCCGCCACGGCCGAGGAAGAAGGCGCTGCCGCGGCCGGTACCGAGGCGGCGGCGATGGAGGGTCTCAAGCTCTCCAGCGGCGGCGCGACGCGTGAGTACAGCGCGCTGGTCGACGAGATGCTCTCGGGGCGCACGCGGCGCATCCCCGGAACGCTGGCCACGCTCAGCAATCGCATCGGCCTGATGAAGTACCTGTTCACCGGGACGGGCCTGGCGGCGGTCGGGGCGGCTGCCGGCATTGGCGTATTCGCCACGGCGGCGCTCAAAGCGGAAGAGGAAGAGGCGGCCTTCAACCGGGCCGTCGAGGAGAGTGGCGGCTATCTCGGAGTCACGCGGGATGAATACCACGCGATGGCCAAGGAGATCGCCGGCGACTCGGTGACGATCGGCCAGGCGCGCGCCGCGCTCCAGGCGGTCGCGGAGACGGGGCGCTTTACTGGCGACGAGCTGCGCCAGGTGGGGATCGGCGCGGCGTCGATGGCTCAGCTCACCGGCGAGAGCATCAAGAAGGCGGTCGGTGAATTCGCGAAAATTGGCGACAACCCGGAACAGGCCGCGCGTAAGCTCAATTCTCAGCTCCACTTCCTTACTGCCTCCACCTACGAACAGATAGCAGCTCTACAACGGGAGGGCGACACCGAGCAGGCGACGCGGGTACTCGTCGAACAGCTTTCCCAGGCTATGGCGCAACGGGCTGACAAGGCGCACTCGCAGGAGCACGGGATCCTCGCGCTCCTGCATGCCGAGGCGCATGGCTGGAGCATCATCGGAGAAAAGATCAAGAGCGCTTTCTCCTCTACCACCCCGCAGGAAGAACTAGACAAGATCGACAAGAAGATCCACGCGACTTTCGAAGAGCTGCAGCGCGTCAAGAAGGCAGGTGGTGCGATCGCGATAGGTCGTGACACTTACGAGACCGCGAGCCAGCTCGAGGCAGCGCTGCATAAGCTCGGCGCACGGCAGGCTGCGCTCTCAAAGCAGATCGTCGGATCGCATGACAGGGCCAAATCGAAGGCCGCGGTCGATGCGGAGACTCAGGCCGTCATCGAGCAGAGCCATTGGCTGGACAACGAAAAGGCGTCCCTCGACAAAAAGGTCCGCATGGAGCAGGAGCTCGCCCACCTGGCCAGGGTCCGCGCTGACGCAGAGAAGCTAGCGAACGACTCCCACGCGAGCGCCGCTGACCGCGCGGGCGCGAGAAAGGTGGTCGAGGGCACCGATTGGTCCAAGCTCCAGCAGGACATCCGTAACAAGTACAGCCAGCACAGCCAGGACATTGTTGCCGTCGATGAACAGACGCTCTCCGAGCTCGAGGCGCGGGAGAAAGTCTCCTACAACAAACGCTCGGGATTCGAGCTCGATTTCTGGAAGAAGAAGCTGGCCGGGATGCGTGAAGGGACCGCCGAATATGCCCAGGTCTATCACCGCGTCGCGGCGTTACAGCAGCAGGTTCAGCAGAAGGAAGAGCAGCAGGCGCGCCAGCACGAACAGAAGATGGCCGAGATTCGCCAGCTCGACATCGAAAGCGTCCGTTCGGCTGGGCTCTCTCAGATTCAAATTTCCGAGATGATGGTGCGTCATCGCCTATCGATGGGCTTGATCGGTGGTCGTCAGGAGGTGGCTCAGCTCAAGTCTCTCGAGGACGCGAAGCTCCGCGTCCAGCTCAAGGCCCTGGACGACCAGCTGGCCGCGGCCAAGGGCGACGAGGTCGAGCGCCGGCGTATCCTGCGCCAGATCCAGCAGGCCGAACAGCAGCATGCCACGACCATTGAGCAGCTGAATGAACGCATGCAGCTCTCCGTGCGCAAGAAGTGGATCCAGAGTTTCGGGGTTGTCACCAATGCGATCGACCAGTCGGTCAAGGGGATGATCCGCGGCACGCTCACCTGGCGAAACGCCGAGCGGAACTTCCTGCAGTCGATGACCGGCGAGTTCATCGACATGGCCATGAAGCGCGTCTCGCACTGGGTGGCCACGCAGATCGCACTGACGACCGTCACCGCGGCCGGCGAGAGCTCGCGCGCGGCGATCGAGGATGCGGCCAACAAGCAGAGCCTGCTGAAGACGGCGGCGACCGTCACGAAGAAGATCCTCATGAAGATGTGGGACGTCATGGCGAGCGTCTACTCGGCGATCGCGAGCATCCCCTACGTCGGCCCGTTCCTCGCGCCGGTCATGGCGATCGCGGCTGGCGCATTGGTCGCCTCCTGGGCCGGGCGCGTGGCCTCCGCCGCCGGCGGCTGGTGGGAGATCCCGAACGACCAGATGGCGATGGTCCATAAGCAGGAGATGGTGCTCCCGGCCCGCGAGGCCGAGGGCATCCGCAACCTGGTGCGCGGCGGCGGTAATGGCGGCAGCAACACCTACCACATCCATGCGATGGATGCCGAGAGCTTCCGGGACTACGCCCGACAGAACCGCGACATCCTGGCCGAGGCGCTCGGGATGGCGCACCGTGACGGGGCCTTCGCATGAATGTCTACCCGACGCTCGCCGGTCTGACGTGGCCGATCACGCGCAACGTCATCATGACGGCCGTCGGGGGTGAATCGGTCTCCGGCCGCTATGTCGGCGGCACCTACTTCCAGTACCCACTCTTCGAGTTCAACCTGACCTACGCCTGGTTCGAGCCGGGCGATATGGACCAACTGCTCGGGCTGTTCCTCGAGAGCGCCGGCGGCGCGCCGTTTCTGTTCGATGCGGGGCCCGGCGATGATTCGGTCGACCAGGCGTCCTTCGGAGCGGGCGACGGCGCGACCAAGACATTTCCGCTGCTGCGCTCGATCGGCGGTTTCGTGCTGCCGGTCGATGCCACCTTCGGCGCCCGCACGGCCTATGTTGCAGGGGCCGCCGCTTCGGCCACCTTCGATAGTCCCTCTCCTGGTGAGGTGACGTTCGCCGCGGCGCCGGCAAGCGGCGCTGCGCTCACCTGGACGGGGAACTACTACTACAAGGTGCGGTTCAAGAATGACCACCTGAGCGCGGACGAGTTTCTCTCGCAGCTGCACCAGGGCAATGTCGTTCTGAGGACGCACCGATGAAGACGGTGCCGGCGGCGATGCAGGCGGTTCTCGATGCCGGCGGTCCCTTCAAGATCGCCGATCTTTATACGTTCACACTCTCGGATGGGACGGTGCTCCGCTGGACCGGCTCCCAGGCGGCGCTCACTGTCGGCGGCAACACCTTCGAGCTCGGCCCCCCGATCTCGCGCAAGAAGATCAGCTGGAAGCTCGGGCTGTCGGTGGACTCGCTCGACATCACGCTGACGGATGACGGGAGCACGCAGATCAACGGCGAGCCCCTGATTTCGGCCGCGTGGAAGAACCTTCTCGACGACGCGAAGGTCACGGTCGACCGGTTCATCTCCGACAGTTGGGACCACACGAGCGTCGGGAGCGTGAACATGTTCACTGGCATCGTGGGCGACGTGAAGGCGCAGGGCAAGAAGGTGACGGTGACAGTCGAGTCCGAGCTCGCACAGCTCAAGGCCACGATGCCGCGCACGCAGGTACTCCCGCACTGCGCGAACACGCTCTTCGACGGGGTCTGCGGGCTGCTTGCCGCGAACTTCACCTATGCGGGCACCGTGGGCCCGACCCCGACGGCGACGAGCTTCACGCTCTCGGGCGTCTCGCAGCCCGACGACTATTTCGCCCAGGGCAAGGTCGAGTTCACCAGCGGGGTGAACAGCGGCCAGGTGCGCCAGATCAAGACGTTCAAGGGCGGCGTGGTGACACTCGCCTATCCGCTCTACGACATTCCGGCCCAGGGCGACGGGGTCTCGATTGTCGCCGGCTGCGACAAGACCCGCGCGACCTGCCAGGGCCGGTTCGCCAATCTCGCCCACTTCCGCGGCTTCCCGTATGTGCCGGACCCGTCGACGCAATACAGCGGCGGGAGCACCGATGCGGGCGGCAACGGCGGATCCGGCGGGGGCTCGGCCGGCGGCGGCCCGGCGCGTGGCGGCAGGGGGCGGCATGGCCTTATCCGTCTCCGCTGACCGCGCGGCGATCTGCGCCGAGGCGCTCTCCTGGCTGGGGACGCCGTTCCACCATGCCCAGTGCGTGAAGGGCGTCGGCGTCGACTGCGCGCACTTCCTGATCGGCGTCTATTCGGCCGTCGGCCTAGTGCCCTGGTTCCGACCGGAGCCTTATCCGGCCGACTGGCACGTGCACCGCAACGAGGAGCGATTCCGGCAGACGGTCGAGCGCTTCGCGCGCCCGGTCGACCGTGCGCTCGCCGGCGACGTCGCGCTCTACCGCTTCGGGCGCTGCGCGAGCCACGGGGCGATCGTCCTGGATGAGGAGTTCATTATCCACGCCTACGTGGATGCCCATGTGGTCGAGCGGCTCGAGCGCACGAGCCTTCAACATCGCCTTGTGGGCTACTGGAGCGTGCTTTGAGCGGCCTTTTCGGCAGCGGCCAGGGCAAGCCGATGGCGACGCAGGCCCAGCGGGCCAACGGCGTCCAGGTGCAGGCGTCGAACTGGGGCAAGGGGCTGCCGATCGTCTACGGCCGGGCGCGGGTCAGCGGGAACCTGATCTGGTACGGCGACTTCCAGGCGGTGGAGCACAAGCAGCAGGTCGGAAAGGGCGGCGGCGGCGGCGCGTCCACCTCCTACACCTACAGCTCGAGCTTCGCGCTCGCGCTCTGCGAGGGCCCGATCCAGAAGCTCGGGACCATCTGGAAGGGAAGCGGGACGCTCGCGCTCGGCGACATCAACGGCACGCTCAAGACGGGCGCGGCCGGACAGTCGCCCTGGTCGCACTGGAGCGGCAACGAGGCGCTCTCCTATCCGTATGTCGCCTATGTCGGCTGCCTCAACATCAAACTCGGCTCGAGCCCGCACGTCCCGAACCTGAATTTCGAGGTCTACGGGCTCCTCCCGTTCAACAGCGGGACCGTCGACGATGCGGAGCCCTCGGCGATCCTGCAGGACCTGCTCACGAGCGCCACGCACGGCATCGGCTTCGGGGCACTCGGCGACCTGAGCCTCTTCCGTGACTACTGCGTCGCGAACAGCATCTTCATCAGCCCGGTGGTCGACCAGGAAACGACCATGCTGCAGCTGATCAAGAAGCTGCTCGCCGTCACCAACTCCAACGCGGTATGGTCCGGCGGGACGCTGGAGATCATCCCCTACAGCGACCAGACCGCGACCGGGAACGGCGTCACCTATACGCCCGACTTCACCTCCAAGGCGGACCTGGGCCCCGACGACTTCAAGAAGCCGCTCCGGATCGAGCGCAAGCCGCTCTCCTCGGCCTACAACTGCATCCGCGTCGAGTACGTCGACCGCAGCAACAACTATGTCACGAGTGTCGCCGAGGCGAAGGACCAGGCGGACATCGACCGGCGCGGCGTGCGATCGATGGAGACGATCCAGGCGCACGCGATCAAGGACGGCGCGCTCGCGCAGCGCGTCGCGCAGTGGGCGCTCCAGCGCAATCTCTACATCCGGAACACGTTCCGGACGACGATCGACATGCGCCACTTTGCCCGCTCGCCAGGCGAAATCGTCACCCTCACGGATCCGCAGCTCAACCTGGACCACTTGCCGGTGCGCCTCACCGAGGTGCACGAGTCCTCCGACAATGAGCTCGAGATCGTCGCCGAGGAATTCGCCGAGGGCGTGAGCGAGAGTGCCGGCTACGCGATCGAGCCGGCCGCGGGGTTCACGCCGAACACCGAGGGCGCTCCCGACACCACCCAGGTTCCCGTACTCTTCCGCGCGCCGCAGTTCCTATGCGACCAGCCTGAAGTGTGGATGGGCGTGGCCGGCACCGGCAAGAACTGGGGCGGCGCACATGTGTGGGTCAGCTACGACAACGTCTCGTACACGCAGGTCGGAACCGTCTACCCGGGATGCCGTTACGGGACGCTCTCCGCCGGTCTCGCGACCTCTGCGTCCGACCCGGACACCGCGAACAACTTCGGGGTCGCGCTCGATGGCCCAGGCGAGCTGAACGGTGGATCCCAGGCCGACGCCGACGAGATGGTCACGCTGATGCTGGTCGACCAGGAGCTCGTCGCCTATTCCTCGACGACGCTCAACGGCGACGGCACCTACACGCTCGGCGGCGGCTACCTGCGCCGCGGATGCTACAACACGGCGATCGCGGCCCACGCCGCCGGCGCGCCGTGGCTGCGCCTCGATGATCACTTCTTCCGCTGGCCATTCGACCCGGGCGATGCCGGGAAGACGGTTTACATCAAGCTGCAGGCGTTCAATCTCTACGGCGGCGGCACGGAGGATCTGGCGAATCTCACGGCCGTGACCTACACGCTCGGGCAGGCCGAGGAGATCCCCGACGTGCCGGCCGACCCGATCGATCTCGCGGTGAGCCCGCGGGCGAACGGTAACCACATCGCCTGGAAGCTGCCGAACCCGGCCGCCGTCGTCGAGTCAAGCGTGCAGTACTCGACCGACGGCAACACCTGGTCGGATCTGCGCGTCGTGGGCGGCGAATCAGTCGATCATCACTTCGACGGCCCCGCCGCCTACTACTACCGCGTCGCATCGAGGGGGAACAGCTACCAATTCAGCAACTGGACGACGACGCCGGGCGCCACGACCGGCGGCTCCGCGGACAATGTGCCGGACGGTAACAGCCGCGGCACGACTGATGTCACCTTCCTCGACACGGGGCGCCCGATCAAGCTGCACCGCCCGACCGGCGGCATTGACGTGTCAGCGGATGACTTCTCGCAGCACTCCGAGGTCACGAACCACATCGGCGGACTCGGCCAGAACTGGATCGGGCTCGACACGCAGGCGCATGACGGCTCGACCTACGGGCGTTTCGCCATGAGCCACCGCGACAGCGCCGGGCGCCCGATCAAGCTCTGGCGCCAGACGGGCGGCATTGATGTCTCGGCGGATGATTTTTCGCAGCACTCCGAGGTCACGAACCACATCGGCGGACTCTACCAGAACTGGATCGGGCTCGACACGCAGGCGCATGACGGCTCGACCTACGGGCGTTTCGCCATGTCGCACCGCGACAGCGCCGGGCGCCCGATCAAGCTCTGGCGCCAGACGGGTGGCATCGATGTTACCGCCGACGACCTTTCCAAACACGACGAGGTCAGCCAGCACCTCGGCGGCCTGAACAACCCGGTGGTCGGCCCCGCCGGTGTGGACTTCTCCCTCGGCTACGCCAACAAGCACGGCGGCAACATCCCCGCCGGAAGCGGCATCGCCACCACGCTGGATCACGGGTTCCTGAAGGGCAGTCCGGGCGACCCGAATGACATGGGATCAGTCCCCGACAGCGCGGACCGCTTCGCATGGAAAGCCACCCAGCAGACGGCGCTTCTAACGCAGAAGGCCGCTGACAACGAAGTCATCGATCCAGCCGGGACCAGCGCCGATTTCTGGCGCGGTGCGGCGCTGACAGGCGACGGCGGGTTCGGCGGGAACCCCGTGAGCGCAGGAGGCGGCGGCTCGGCGGCCAACAAGGATGGCCGAGGCAATATCGCATACCACAGGGTCAAGCCCGGTCAGCAGGTGGGAGTCTATTTCGATGTGCGCACGGCGGCGACCGGCACGAGTGCTGCGCGCTTCTACGCGGTCTTCGTTGATGAGGCGCGCAGCTCGATCAAAGGTTACTGCGGCCCGGCGCGCGAGTCAGCGGTCGGGACCGACTATGGCACAGTGGTTCCCGTCCCGGCGGCGGCTGCGTGGGTCCGGTTGGTGTTTGAGACTCACGACAGCGGCTCAGGAGGCACAGCGCCTGTGCTGGGAAACCCGCGTCTGCTCGTAGATTCTCAGACGATCACGAAACCGGGCGGCGCGCGCATCGGCGATGGACGCAACCTGATCGCGCTCAACACCGCCGGATACGCAACCCAGTACCAGGTGAGCGGCGGCTGGAGCGAGATCTACAACAGCGGTGACAACACCTACACCGTGAACGAGGGCGCATCCGTCTACCAGGTCGGAAGCGCGCAGGTCGATTACAACAATTGGTCGAGCCCACATTTGGCGCCGGGGACGAAATTCCACTTCGCCGCGAACGACCCCGGCTACGCCGGAGGCGCGGTGACGCTCGTCTACTCGACCGATCCCAAGCAGGTGATGAATCAGGACGGCCTGTTCTATTTGGGCGACTGGACGACCGGCGCCTCGGGAGGTGGCGGCGGTGGTGGTGGCGGCGGCAAGATATGCGTCGGCGCCTCGATGCTACTCAACCGCAGCTTCCGCGCCTCACGCGCCTGCACCGGGGCGCGCCTCGTGCTCGCCCGCGGGTTCAAGATGCGGGGAGTATGCCGCGCGTCGGCCGCTCACCCGCGTTCAGGGCCGGCCGTGCGCCTCGTCGCCGAGAACGGCGCGGCCTGTGTCTGGGCGAAAGGCACCGGCTTTGAGCAGCCTGACGGCTCTACAGTGCTCGCCGAAGACATGCTTGGCAAGCCTGTGCTGACGGCCAAGGGCGAGTCTGTGGTCACCGATGTCGAGGACCTTGGCACGCAGAAGCTGATGACGATCACCACCACGCCGCCCGGGATGAGCTACGGCGCCGGTGAGGATTGGGACAACTTCATGATCGGGCACAACACCGTTTGCCCGTAGATCACAGGGTAGAGCCATGAGCTACAAGACTGCGACGATCAAGAACCTGGCCGATGGCGAGACCGGCTACCAGCTGACGAGTGCCCCCGGCAAGGGCGCCTATGTCGCCTGCCGCTGGGAGTGCAAGCGCCGCCAGAACCAGGTGCTCGACTGCATTTGGTACGCGCGCCAGGTGAACGCCGACGGGAGCGCCGTGACCGATGCGATGGGCGAGCCCATCACGGCTATGCGCGTCCATCCTCACGCGCCGCCCGACATTGTGGCCGACGGCGGCATCGACGCCGTGAAGAAGCAGATGCTTGAAGTCGTCCTCGGCGAGCCCGACGCGGTGGTGGACATTGATGACGACATCCGCGACGCGATCACCGCCGCGGCCTTTGTGACCTGACCGGAGAAGCAACCGTGAAGCTCAAAATCATCGGCTCCCAGAGCTACAGTACCCCCCAGCCCATCCACGACGCCAAGACGGGGCAGCAGACCGGTACCCGCGAGGTCGAGCAGCTGCGCGTGACCGCGATCCCGGAGGGCGACAACCCGCAGCAGGCGCTCATGCGCTTCGACATCCTGATCCACGCTCCCAGCGACAGCGACGTGACCAAGTACCGTCCCGGCAAGATGCTCGATGCAACCGACCTCGCGAGCGAGGCGGTGGCGAAGGAGCAGGCGGCGACGAAGGCGTCCTCCGGGAACTGACCAAATGCGGCTCGGGCCGCTTTTCGTAGGCTGGGTGCCGATTACCGAATCCGAGCGCATCGAGGCCGGGCTCGACGCCGTCATGGGCGGCTGGGAGCTTCTCTGTGTCGAATGGAGCGGCCGCGGTTTCGGCTTTCTCGCCCGGCTGGCGGAGGCTGGAGCAGCTGGCGGCCACGGGTGGCGGCCGCGAGGGTGAGCGGTGGGCTGCTATGATCGGGCCGAAAAGGGACCTTCAGAGCGTTTGAAGGAGCGTTTAAATCGGCCGATTGGTGAAAAATGCACCACTATCAAACCAAGCGGCACCGTTTCTCAAACCATGTGGCGCCTTACAAGTGTCGCATTTGTCTGACAGAAACCCCCGTTCCGCGCGACCTATGCTCACAGTTGCACGCATAGCGTTCCGCCGCCTCGTGCGGGACTCAAGGCGGGCCTGCCCGCCGATAAAGGAGGACAACCATGATCGAGATCGTCGAGGGATTTCCCGA